GCAGTATGGGTAGGATCTACTATGATCAAGCTAGAAGAACTACCATATCCTGATAAGAAGTTACCATTCGTAGGTGTACAGTACCTACCAGTACGTAAGAGTGTATATGGTGAACCAGATGGTAGTCTACTGAATGACAAACAAGATATCATGGGTGCAGTAGCACGAGGTATGATAGATGTAATGGGTAGAAGTGCTAATGGTCAGGTAGGTATGCAGAAAGGATTCCTAGATGTAACCAACCAGAAGAAGTTCGATAAAGGTGAACACTTCTTCTACAACCAAGGATTTGATCCTAGAACCTCAATCCATATGCAGACATTCCCAGAGATTCCACAGAGTGCAATGCAGATGATACAACTACAGAATGCAGAAGCAGAGTCACTGACAGGTGTCAAGAGCTTCAGTCAAGGTATCAGTGGTGCAAGTCTAGGGAATACTGCTGCAGGTGCTAGAGGTGCTCTAGACAGTGCAAGTAAGAGAGAGCTAGGAATCCTACGAAGACTATCAAAGGGTATAGAACAGATAGGTAGAAAGACCATAGCAATGAATGCAGTATGGCTAGAAGATGAAGAAGTAATCCGTATCACAAACAAAGAGTTCAGAACTGTAAAGAGAGATGACCTCAATGGAGACTTCGATCTACGACTATCTATTAGTACTGCAGAGAGTGACAATCAGAAAGCAGAAGAGCTAAGCTTCATGCTACAGACTAATGCTGCTAGTATGGACCCAGAGCTGGCACGTATCATACAAGCTGAGATAGCTACTCTACGTAAAATGCCAGAACTAGCACAGAAGATCAGAGAGTTCCAACCTCAACCAGATCCAATGCAACAGCAAATGCAGCAACTACAACTACAACTACTACAAGCACAAGTAGAAAATGAGAGAGCTAAAGCTGGAGAGAATCAGGTAGACATCCAACTCAAACAGGCTAAGACTGAAGCAGAGTATGCTAAAGCTGGAAAGGTATCAAGTGAAAAGGATAACCTAGACCAGAAGTTCCTAATGGAAGATGCAGGAATACCTCAGCAAAGAGAGATGGAAAAGAAAGAACATGATAGACTAGCAATGATGGATGCTAAGGCATTCGATGCTATGAACATGCCAAAAAAAGAAGGAGTAAAGAAATGAGTAACTACCTAATGGATATGAACACTACAAGAGAGAACGTAGACAACAGAGCTATAGTGATCAAGGACTGGAACTATGGTCCTGTAAAGCTACAAGGTGATAACCTACAGTACTGGGACAAACTAGCAGGTATCTGGAAAGTAACACCACAAGTAGCAAAGAGACATCTATGTGCTAACTGTGAGTACTTCGATAATACTCCTGATATGATGAAGCAGATGATGAATATTCTACCTGACTCCTATGATAAGGATGGAGGTATCAGAGGATACTGCCATAAGTTCGACTTCATAGCACAAGCTGTACGTAGCTGTCAAGCATGGGAAGAGAAAGACTACTATACTGATGAAGCAAAGATGAAACCTGCTAAGATGAATGGTCTAGGTGATGATGACTTCATGGTAAAGATGAACAAGTAAGGAGTTATCATGCCTGAAATGAATATAGGAAAACATACTAGTAATGATAATGGAATACTGGATGTAGGATATTTCAACGCTAACCAAGAACTACTGAGAGAAAGTCTACTGACTGATCCAAGTGGGGGGATGTATGTTGTAGATAAACTAAGTAATGCTGTACATGAAGGAAGAGCATTTGCTATTAATTCCAAAGGCACTATCACTGCAGGAAGTACTCTGCGGATGCATGGTAGAACAGGTGATAAAGAAGTACACTTCGATCACTTCCACGTAGCAACAAGTAAAGGATTCATAAGTCTAGCTCTATATGAAGCTCCAACAGTGACAGTACTAGGAAGTGTAGTACCAGCACTCAATAGAAAGAGAAACTCTCTCATAGTACCTACAATGATTGTATATGGTGGATCTACTATAACAGTGAATGGCACATTACTGGAGGAACATACTATCTATGATACAGGTGGTACTGGTAGTCATCTGACACAAGGTAGTGGTGGTATAGATGCTGACTGGATACTGAAACCTAACACTGACTACCAGTTCATGATCACAAATACTGACAGTACAAGTGTGAACTATACTGCTCGCTTCATATGGGCAGAGAGAGATCCTATTTGACATTAAGCTAAGAATACGTTAAGATTTCAATACGACCTACAAGTGAAGTCGATAAAAGCTCTAAATCAGGTAATCTCGTAAGAGGACACAAAGGACATGTATGACAACAGAGGAACTCGAACTAATCGAAGACTCAAACAAAGAAGCTAAGGAAGCTATAGCTTTAGGTGAAGCATTCAAAAGACTGCTTGAGAATGAAGACTACCAGAAGGTAATCTCTAATGGTTATATCAAGGACTATGCTAAAGAGTTAGGAATGGCTATTGCTATGAATACTGGAGCGTATGATACTGATAAGATGATTGAAGACCTGAAGGGTATCAATGCATTCGTAGGCTATGGTTTCAAGGTTGCTAATGCACACATGGCTGCAGAACAAGATCTGATAGAGAATGCTCGTTATGTTGCAGAAACTACAGAAGTAGAGGAGTAACAGATGAGTGTAAATCTAGATAATATGTCTGATGAAGACTTTGAAACACATATGAATAACCTTCCTAGAGAGGAAGAAGAGGAAGCAGTCATTGAGGACACTGAGCCTACTGATACTGTAGAAGATGAGACTACTACTGATGACGATCAGAGTGAAGAGGAAGAATCTACAGAAGAAGAGGAAACAGAATCTCAAACTACTGATAGTGATGAAGAAGAGAACGATAGTACAGAAGACACAGAAGAGGATACTCAGGAAACCACGGAAATCGACTACAAAGCATTCTATGAGCAAGTAACAGCTGACTATAAAGCAAACAATAGAGTTATGCCTGGATTGAAAGATCCTGAAGACTTTAGAAAAGCATTAGCTATGGCAAGTAACTATGCACTGAAGACTACTGCTATCAAACCTCATCTAGGTCGAATCAAGATGCTGAAAGATGTATCTGATGAAGAACTAAATGAGATGATGGACTTCAAGAATCGTAATCCTGAAGTTATCAAGAAAGCATTGAAAGATGCTGGTATTGACCCACTGGATATTGATGTTGATGAGAAGGTAAGCTATCAGGCTAATGACTACAGAGTAAGCACTGCTGAAATAGAGTTTGAAGAGATCATTGATACTATCAAGGATACTCCTGAGTTTGCTAGGACAAGTGAAGTAGTGACTTCTGTATGGGACGAAGCTTCTAAGAAAGCTATGCTGGATAATCCACATCTGATCAAAGCATTGAATGAAGAGATGCAGATGGGACGATATGATACCATCCAAGGTATGATTGATCAGCGTAAGCTATTAGGGAAGACTGGTGGAATGACTGATCTACAAATGTATCAAGAGATTGCTACAGAGATGCAGAGAAGTCAAGTACAACAGTCTGCTAAAAAAGTAGAAGTAGTAGCACCTGTACAGAAAGTTGAAGACCCTGCTGTAAAAGAACAAAAGAAACAAGCAGGGATAAGTACTAAGAAGACATCTAGTGCTGTGAAGAAGTATGACCCAACTAAGTTGAGTGATGAAGAATTCATGGAACTAGTAGCTTCTGGTGCTAAGTTTATCTAGGAGATAACATGTTATATGGTAATGGCACAAATAGCTCTGTAGGAGCACAGTTTAATACATATGAGTACAAGCGTAAAGCTCTCATCGAGACAGCAAAAGCTGAGTACTTTTCACAATTAGGTGACTCTGAGAGTCTTACAAAGAACTACGGACAAAAGATCAAGAAGTATCACTACCTTCCATTATTGGATGATCGTAATATCAATGACCAAGGTTTAGATGCAACTGGTGTATCTACTGCGAATGAGGTGACTATCACTATCACTACTGCAGATGGTGAAGATATCTTAGCTGTTGGTAATGGTTCTAATGCTGCAACTGCGTTGACTGCTGCACAAGCACGAGCAATGGTAATCTTCAAGCAAGAGCTTGGTATTGATATTGCAAATGCATTGTATGATACGTATGCTGAAGCTGTAGCTGCTTATGTTAATGGTGCTTCATCTACTGTAGCTAATCGTGGTTCATTGGTTGTAGGTGCTGCAGTTAATGCATCTGGTAACTTATATGGTTCAAGCAAGAATCCTGGATATATCTCTGGTAAATTGCCTACGTTGTCTGAGTCTGGTGGGCGTGTTAACCGTGTTGGTTTCAAGCGTTTAGAGCTAGAAGGTTCTATTGCTAACTATGGTTTCTTCTATGAGTGGTCTAAAGACTCTATGGACTTTGATACTGATGAAGAGTTGTATACTCATATCAATCGTGAATCTGTACGTGGTGCTCGTGAGTTGTCAGAAGACATCATCCAAATGGACTTGCTAGCTGGTGCTGGTGTTATTCGTTATACTGGTGATGCAACATCATTAGCAACAACTGGTTACAATGCTACTGCTTTGTTGAACTCTGTAGTAACTTATGATGACCTTGTTAAGCTTGGTGTAACTCTTGATGATAACCGTTGTTCTAAGGACACAACTGCTATTACAGGCTCTAAAGATACTGATGTATTGAATATCCCTGCAGCACGTTATATGTTCATTGGTTCTGAGTTGATTCCTACAATCATGCGTATGACTGATTATCACTCTGTGAAAGCATTTATCCCTATTGAGAAGTATGCTCAAATGAGTGCAAGTGGTAAGTACACTAATGCATTGCATGGTGAGATTGGTGCAGTAGCTGGATTCCGTATCGTAGTTGTCCCTGAGATGATGGGTTATGTTGGTGCTGGTGAGAATGTTGGTGCAGACCTTTCATACCTTAATGATGGTGCTAAGTACAATGTATACCCAATGTTGGTTGTAGGTTCTGGTGCATTTGCTCATATCCGTTTCCAAGTATCTGGTGGTATGTCTGACAAGTTCAACATCATCGTACGTAAGCCTGGAACATTCGCTAATGCTGATGATCCATACGAGAAGATCGGATATAGCTCTATCCAATTCTGGCAAGGAACAATGATCCTTCGTCCTGAATGGCTAGCCAAGATATTAACGATGGCCAAAGGTTAAACTTTACTTCAGGTCATTAAGTGTATACTTCTAATAAAGGAGTATACATGGATATTGTAGAAGAGTTAGGGTCAAAGAAGGTATATAAGGCTGATGGTAGTGATAGTGGTAGAACAGGAAAGTTCTGTACATTTATCTGTCATCATTGTAATGAAACAAAAGAGTTTCCAAGGGCTACTGGCCTAAAGATGCTCGGCTGTTCTAGAGTGTGTGCTAGAAATCTATCAAAAGTCTCTGCCAGAGGAAGTCGTAAAGGTATACAGAATGCTTCCCATAAGTACTCTAAACCAACAACTTCACATAAGCTCTACAAAGTATGGACTTCTATGAAACAAAGATGTACTAATCCTAGTTATGTTAAGTATCATAGATATGGTGGAAAAGGTGTTACAGTATGTAATGAATGGTTGGACTTTGAAGTATTTGAAGCATGGTCCTTAAGTAATGGTTATGAGGAAGGTCTGTCTATTGATAGAGTAGATGTAGATGGAAACTACTCCCCTGAAAACTGTGCATGGATAACATCAAGTGCCAACTCAAGGAAAGATAACTATCAACTACGTACTGTAAAACAGTATAGTCTAGATGGTGAATTCCTCAAAGAGTTCCCAGCTATGATAGATGCTGCAAAAGCAGTAGGTACTAATGATGCAAGTTCTATAGGCAAAGTCTGTAGAGGGGAACGTACTAAAGCTCATGGGTATAAATGGGAATATGGTACAATTCTGTAGGTGACTCTCTAAGGAGAGTCTAACACTAAGAGTGGTATCATCCACTCTATAATAAAAAGATAACAAGGAAATAAAATGAGTGAAGAAACCAAAGTACCAACTCCTAGAGAGTTATTAAAAGAGAAAGCTGACTTGCTTGGAGTTGAGTATAAGAGTAATGTAACAGATGCAAAGCTGTTAGAGTTAATCGAAGCTAAGATGAAGCCTGTAAAAGCTGAAGTGGTAGTGGAGAAATCAGAGGAAGAGAAAATACAGGAGACTATTGCTGAGAGTCGTACTAAGCTGATGAAGCTACGTAGAGTGATCCTAACATGTAATGATCCACAGATGAAAGAATGGGATACTACACCTATCCTGAGCGTAAGTAACTCTATCATCACACTACCTAAGATTGCAATTCCACTGAATGTAGAGTGGCATATCCCACAAGGGTACTATGATCTATTGAAGAGTCAAAGATGTGGTATTGATGTAAAAGGTAAAGATGGTAAAGGTCGTACAATCACAGTACGTAAAGAGATTGCTAAGTACAATATCCAAGATCTACCAGATCTAACTATTGAAGAACTAGCAGAGTTGAAGCAGATGCAGATTGCACGAGATGGTGTAGCAAAAGCTGAATAGTATGATGATGGTCTCTTAGGAGGCTATCTATGATATTATCAAGGAGAACATATGGCAGCAGTAACACAGTTTACAATCACTAAAGGCAATAAGCTAGAATTCTACATTATTGTAAAAGAGAATGGTACAGTATCTCCTCTAGTACTAGATCCTGCTGATACATTCTCATATAGCCTAGTGAATAAGAAGCATGGTACTAAGGTAGTAGAAGATGTGCCTATGACTATAGTAGACGGACCAAATGGTAAAGTGAAAGGTGTGATTACAGCTTCAGTTAGTGCTACGCTACCTCATAAGGTAGGTAGTGCTGAAGATGGGTATATCCCAAGAGCAAGTCTACGTCTAATAGTGAATGGAGATACTGCTGCTCAAGGTATGTTCGTAGCATCTATCGAAGATGTATATGTTATAGTAGGATAAGTCATGGATATTGAAGTAGAATCTCCAATAACAGTAGAAGCTGAAGTACAGACATATACACTAGTATCTGATGATATCTATGTAAGAAGATATGGCACATCCAACATACCTCCATGGTATGCTAGTATGATAGAAAGTCTCATAGCTAACTCTGGAACGATAGCAAATATGGATGATGTCATACAATATTTAAGTAGTCTAGAATCAGGATACAACACAAAGTTCTTCAACCTAGAGACAGTAGATTCTGAGACAAACGCACTGCTATCAAGTCTGGTATCGACTACTGGAGGACATACGGCAGCAATAGCAAGTCTAGATATTACAAAGACTGATGCTGACAGTGCTCTAGCTATAGCTCAAGATACAGTAGCAGCATACTTCAATGATGGAAGTGCAGGAGCATTCTTTGATAGTAAGATATCAACATATGCAAGTAATGTGGAAGCTAATGCTAATAACATCTCAGTACTAGGTGCGACACTCAATGGAGTGTCTGCTAGAATTACTACTGTAGAAGATGTAACAATATCCCAAGGACTGGATATCCAAACTCTACTAGCATCTACAGATGGGAGTGTAGATACATACTACCAACCTGAAGCACCAACCACAGCTAATTATGGTGACTGGTGGATAGATACAGATTCTAATCCTATCAGAGCTTATAGATATGAAGATAGCAATGGATTGAATACTGGTACTCTAATATGGACTGATAGATCTACTGATGTAGTAGCAATGACATATATCAATGTATGGAAAGACAATACAAGAATAGATAATATCATAGACGGTACTACAGTAATAAGTATTGACAATGCAAGGGTAGGGGATATAAACATAGCTGCATACGTAGCCTCTGAGATAGACAAAGAAGTTGTAGTATATAGTGGAAGCATTCCTCCTCGTATAAGTACAGAGCCAGGAGGGCTACATCCTGCTACTGCTAAAGCAAATGATATCTATATCCAAAAGACTACTGCTACAAGTGCAAGTGGTGTAGTAGTAGATGTAGTAAATACATATACATACAATGGATCAATATGGGTAGTGACAGGTACAAATAATAATTTGACTGCACTAGCTGATATGGCTGATGGTAAGAGAACAATATACAGAGGAACAACTGCTCCAACAAGCCCTGATGTAAATGATATCTGGATACCAGAAACAGGTGTAGTAGGATACCTAGCAGGAGGACTCTACCAATGGACAGGTACTGTATGGTTGGAAACTACAAGGTACACTGATGATACAGCAGTAACTGATTTTATCACTGATACATTCCTACCATTCAAAGACTTAGTAGATGCACAACTAGACAATCAGATAATATCATGGTTCAAAGAAGTACCTCCAACACTAGCTAATGAGCCTGCTTCACTATGGACTACTACAGTACTAAAAGATGAGCATCTAGCAGATCTATACTATGATACTGTAAGTGGTATAGCGTATAGATTCAACAAGAGTGCTGCTGGTGTATACAGCTGGGGAGTGATCAGTGACTCAGGTATAGGAGCTGCACTACTAGCAGCCTCAAATGCACAGGATACTGCAGATGGTAAGCGTAGAGTATTCATATCACAACCTACTGCCCCCTATGATATAGGAGATCTGTATGTACCATTAACTGATAATGGGATATACCTAATCAATGATATATGGATATGTAAAGTGTCTAAAGCTGAAGGTACAGCATTCTCAGCTTCAGACTGGAAACTAGCATCAGCATATAATACACTCTCACAAGGAGTGACAGCCCTTACTGATACTGTAGGAAGCCTACAATCACTGGTAGATCATAAGATAGAAACATTCTACCAAGCAACAGAACCTCACCCAGCAGTAACACTATTGGTAACAGACCCATTACTACCAACATATGAAACATACGTAAAAGACATATGGTATGATACAGCAGGTACTCATAAGACATACATCTATCTCAATGAAGATAACTCCCTACAAGTAGATGATAATGGTCTCATAACTACTGGCAGTCCAATAGTAATAAATCTTCTAACCATAACTGCACTAGTAAATGATGAGGAAGACCTACATGGTACATTAGGACTTAACGGTGATTATGGTGACAGCATAAGATACTTCTGGGAAGAAGTAGCAGTACCAGATGATGTATTTGATAAGATAGATGGTAAGAAAACAATCTATGTAATACAACCAACATCATATGCTGTAAATGATATATGGATACCAAGTGTTGATGTATCAATAACAGGTACTGTATTCCTAAAAGACTCTGTATATATCTCTACAGCTAATAGTACTGTATTCGATAAAACGCACTGGAGAATAGCTACAAAGTATACTGATGATACACTGGCTGCAAGTGCATACGGTCTAGCTGATGGTAAGATCAGAACATGGTTTCAAGATGATGCACCTACTGCATTAGCTGTAGGATATGAGAAAGGTGATGGAGACTTCTGGGTAGATACTAATAATGGTAATCTAACTAAAGTGTGGAAGTGGGTAGGACTACCATACCCATCAGGAACAGGCAGTTGGGTAGACACTACAAGTACTGTAGCAAATCAAGCACTAGAATGGAGTGCTACTGCTAGTAAGCTAATAACAGGACCAGATGGTAGTATCACTGGATGGGAATTCTCAGATGGTAGCAACCAGGTAAGTGACTTCAAGATCAAAGCTACTAACTTCAGTGTAAGTGATGGAACTACAGGATATACACCATTCAGCATATCAGGTGGTAATATAGAACTGAATGGTACTGTAAACATAAACAAACTATCAAGTTCTATATTTATAGGGTCATATGCTTCAGCACCAAGTACTGTAAGTGTCCCGATGGGAGCTACAACATATACACTAAAGGATGGTGATACATATAGAAACTCCACCAATAATATAGTGTACTACAAGTCAGGAGCATCATGGTTATCCACTCAAGGGATAGCAGGCACTAATGCTAAGATAGTGACTCTCACAGCATCTGCAGATGTGTTCAGTAAGAATACTACTGGAGTGGTCTCTCCTGCTACAATAGCAGTAACAGGTACTGCACAGAATACAAGTATCACATT